CAGTTGTAACACCCCAAATATTCAAAATAAAACGATTCTGTCGTTTAAAAGTAGTGCCGGAAGCCCAGCCTATACCCATATTACCAATAGCTTGTGGCATAATTTTTTATATAGAAAAACTTCTACTTTTATATAGTATAAAAGTAGAAGTTTTTTATTAGCTCCGTTAGTATGCGCCTGCTAGATTTCCGCAAGCTCCACCAACATTACCTTCTTGAGGTACTGGAATACAATAGTTGGTGTATTTAGCAAAGTTGTATCGAAGGTTCAATTCAACAGTACATTCTTCGCTGGATGAATAGTCAAGATCCCCGAAGTTAATGGAAACGGGCCAGCAGTTGACAAGTCTCCACTCTTCAATTGCATAGCCAGAACCATCAAGCATTGTCAAAATGCCGTTGCCAGCATAACCAGTTCCAGCAGCATTTTTTGCGACATTTCTCTGAGTAGCCTGAATAAATTCAGAACCGCCACCAGTGAAGTTGTAAACTCTGTTAACCCAAAGAAGAAGATTGTTAACAGCTGCATCTGTTGATGCAATATCGTAATAGGTTACGGCTAACTGTTGGAAAGTGGCTTTGCCGGGAATCCAAGTTTTACCGTTCAAGAAGTTGATTTCAGTTTCTTCAACTTCCAGCTGAGGACGGTTAGCAACCTTCACATATTGACCACCAACACCAAGTGCTGCGTTTCCACCGATGTTTTCAACACGGAAGGTCCATCTGTACTTCCTTTTGAAAGTTGCGCTACCAAGTGGGCCGATGCCCATATTACCAATCGTACTATTAGTTGCCATTTTTCCTCCAATAATTTATTTATTAAAATCAACCCAGGTTTGTTCCAGTTCTGTTCAAAGAAAATTCAATAAAGATAAACTCAGCTGCTCTTGTTGGAACTAGGCCGATTCTGGCTCGTAGTTCGTTTCTATCGATGACATCGGGTGTGTTCAATTCAGCATCACACTTGACAACAAAGTCTGTCAAACCCTGACGCTGTTGAACATCGCTCAGGATAGATGTGCAAGCAGAGACGAATGTAGCACGAAGAGCTTCTGTGTTTGGTTCAAACAAGAGAGTTCTAGCAACATTCTTAATAGCTTTCTCAACATAGAACAACATTCTGCGAACATTTACTCTGTCTAGAGCAGTTGGCGCTCTCTGAAGAGTTTTCTGACCCCAGATAACGAAACCTGCAACATCTGGATAAGAAATAATTGGATTGATACAGTTCTGATTGCCATACATCTGATCTCTTTCCGCAAGAGTTGGGCGAGAGTAGACGTTAGCAACATTTTGAACAACTCCACGATTTAAACCAGCTGGAGCGAACCATACTGCTGACAGATTGTCAGAATTACAGATTGCTGCCAAAACTGAGCCTGATGGTGGAACCCAAACAGGAATGTTATTATAAACATCGGTGATTTGCAACCAAGGCCAGTAGAGGGCTGCGAAATCTGTATCAAAACGATCACCATTTAGAGGATGTACGCCATTCTGCCATTCGATGATTTCACGAACAGTTAGACCAAATGGAGGATCAATAATTGCAAGGCAATCTTCTCTATAGTTTTCAGCAACACTAATCAGAGCTTGAATTACAGATGTGCTTGAACGTCCAGGAGCACAAATCAGATCGATATCAATCTGTTCTGGTTCAGAAAGATTGTAAAGACCTGTGCCTGCAATTGGATTTCCAATTATCAAATCATCCTGACTATCAGGATCAAGAGGAATACCATCAGTACCACCAACCAGTGCAAGACCAGTAGCAGGAGTATTAGCTGGAGGTGCGCTAACAGCAGTGTTGTCTACAATTCTTACGAAGTAAGAATTAGCATTTACATATGTCGGAGCATAGAAAGATGAAGCTTGATTTTTGCTCAAATTTCCCCAAGATTCTACTGATGCTCCATTGTTAAAAACCTTGAGCGTGAAAGTACCATCATCTTGATTGTTTGTGAAAATAACAGAAGTATTATTCCCTTCAATACCGGGACTATCAGCATAAACAGTAAATGTTTTGGTTGTGTTACCAGCGTTTGCGCTGCCAGTAACAATACCTGCTGTATCAGTTGCACCGCCACCAGAAACTTCTGTTGGTGATGCACCCTTATTTTGAGTATTTAAGAAACCAAAAACAACATCAAGTGTACTTTCTGGCTTTACAAGGAAGCGGCTGTCTCTACCATAAGTTAGTGTTTCTAACTGAATGGAGTCTCCAACAGCAACTGCTAAGAATCCACCGGGAAGACTGCCGATTTGTGTATTGATTTCGCTAACAACTTGACCTGTTGTGTAAGTTCCACCAGCAAGAGCCGAAAGGTCAACAACTTGAACAACATCGTCAATGTTAATATTTCCAGTTCCGTTCACAACAATCTGTAGTGCGGTAGAAAGAATTGTTGAGCTTACGCCAGAAAAATTCCAATCACCAGCTGCTGTGTAAATATCATCTGGATAACGATCAGCAGTACCGAGAAGCTCGGCTACAGTCATTGATGTTCCTATTCCAACGATACTTCCAGCGCCACCGTAAATTGAATCCTGAATAGAAACTAATTCTATTGAAGAAGATGTGCCGTATGCCCAAACACTACGAATACCAAGAGTACTTGTGCTTGTTTCGTAAAATTCGATACCATCAATTTCTGTTGTAAGCTGATCATTAAGTTCAGCTACAAGTTCTGTGATGGTGTAAGTGGCAGCAGGAACTACTAGAACTTTGCTAGCAGTAATCCCGTTAAGTCTCCAAGAGAAATAACCATCGTTAGCAAACACAAAAGTGCCAATAGTTGCACCAATAATGTTTACAACACCGCCAGCTGCTGGAATTTCAATTTCCGCAGATGTAGCCTGTGTTCCACTTGTTGGATCAACGTCAGCAACACGAACGATAACAACATCGTTTGAAACTCGCAGTGCTTGTTGAGCTGCGTAAATTAGGTAAGGGTCACCTTGATCTGGGTGAGGATTACCAAATTTTGTAGCCAAGTCGGTAAGACTGGTAACGCTTGTTGGTGTATTAATTGGACCTTTACTTGCAAAACCAATAATACCAATTCTGTGAAAAGTGGTTGTTGGTGAAATAAGGGTCAAATCAACTTCAGAAATTCTAACTGAAGGACTGATTGTGTTGCTTGGTGGAAAACCTCTTAGGATAGCCATTTACTTTTCTCCTTCGTTTGAAATATTGGATATTCTTCTAGTTATTATTAATCCATCTTTTTCTGCTCTATCTATATATTCAGTATGTCTTTCATCTTCAAGATAAAATATATTTTTTTCTTTTCCTAATCCAGGTATGTTAAGAACAGTGAATTGCCTTATTCTTTTTTTGCTCTTAATAATAAGCTGAACTGGAAATTTTTTGAGATTCCTAATTTCAATCATTTTAAGCGCCGCCTGTTTCTCTTATTCTACCTAATACACTTGTTACCGAGTCAAATTCAACATCATCAACTATGTCTCCCTTAAATACCTTGATCAACGAATCATAACGCTTGATAGGCATAGGAACATATGTCTCTGCTGTCAAACCAAATTGAAATTTAATCACCCTTAAAGCTTGATCACCCGGTTCGGTTTCAAGGTTGTTGGCAATTGAATCCAATTTGACAATAACATCTTGCAAAACTCCTCTAACTTTTATGTATGCAACAAGACTAAATTTTGTAACTATCTGTTCTAAAATTTGATTCATGTCTTCAAGTTGCATAGTCCAAGCATAAAGAGTGTATTCAACATTAATTGGAATGCCTCTTGACACTCCAAACACAGTGGATTTATTTTGTGGTAAATTTGGCTGACCTACAGAAGATCCTGTATATGCATTTAAATATCTTAAAGCTTGATGATATGTGTATCTGTTTGCATCAAAAGAAAATCCAGTTGAACTAATAGCAAGCATTGGTAATTTTATTCTATCAACAACTAGTGTTTCATCTTTTCTAACATTTTGTTGTAAAATTGCAGCTACTGCTCTTTCTTGTGTTCCCCAAATTACTGGAACTTTATTTGCTTTTCCATCTTCGTCAATTATGACAATGTTTCTGAATAAATCCATTACTCCTTCATCTGTTCCTCTGATTGACTTGCTATATCGATAAACTGTATTTTGATCTGGCTGACCATCAATATCGTTGACAATTTTGCCAGCTTGCATAGGATCGTTGTTACTAGCAGCGCCATTGCCTAAGTTCTGAACAAGATTATCGTTAAGCCAATCTTCTACACCTTTTGTGTTTACGTCATTTTGATTATCTGGTTTTTCATTACATATAAATCCCGGAGGCCCATCTTCATTGTTAGTTCTTCCCAAAGGAGATAAATCTGGGCATGGTTGTGAATTGTTTTTGTATGAATTTGGATCTGGTCCTATGGGTAGCATAATTTTATATAGTTTTAAATTGAGTTATTTTTTCTATATTAAAATTATGAGCAGCAAATCTTCCAACAAGATCGAAATTAATTACAGAACCTACGGCAAGTGCATTCCACCTCGCCGTTGCGCTATCCATATTCCCGGATGGGCTGGAGATGCAACAGATCACACCAATGGAAGCGTTGCGAAACCTTTGCATTGCATACCATTTGTTGAAGGAAGTACATATGGTGTCGAGTTGCTTTATTCTTTTGACACAACAACTTATGTGACAAAGAAAAATGGAAAAATTTTATTTGAAGGTGAATGGGAAAAGGAAGATTTAATGGGAGTTAAGTATGACGATATACCACCTTTTGGAGCATTTGCAGAAGATCATTATGGCATGACATCATCACTTGATATACATTGTCCTAAAGACCATATAATTAGACTTGAGCCACATCCAAGTTTTTATACAGATCCAACATATTCCACTCCTTGGGTAGTTCCGGGTCATATTCAATCAGAATGGTGGTCGAGCATTTTCTTTGTAGTATTTAAAGCTCCTCCAGAAGGACACACGCATGTATTTCAAAAGGGCAAACCATATGCTCAAATGTTGGTTTTGCCAAGGAAAGTGAATTATTCAATTGAAAAAATGACGAAAGAACTTGAGGCAGAAAGAAATCAGAGAAACACTTTGATTTTTTCTAATCGGAAAAAATATGCAAAAAATATTTGGAAAGATTCAAACGGAAAAGAATTTGATGATAAATACAAACAAATAAAAAACATATTTGAAAAACATGGAATAGAAGCTGTTGACAAATTTTTATCTCAATTTAAAAATGGAGCAGAAAAAACTGCTCTTAAAAGAAAACTTAAATTGTTTGGATGTAAGAAACCTAAAAAATAAACTCTTCCTGTTTAAGGAAGAGTTTATTAATGGATTGATTTCGTTTAATTACATACCGAAATTCATAGAAGGCATTTGTGTGTTACCGCCACCAGCAGGCTGTCCACCTTGTGGTGCTTGTGCGCCACCACCTTGAGGAGCGCCACCGCCCATACCTGACATATCCATACCTGACATATCCATACCGCCCATATCGCCACCAGCAGATTCAGAACCTTCTTCTGGTTTTTCTTCGCCACCTTCTTCTCCTTCTTCTCCTTCTTCTCCTTCTTCTCCTTCTTCGCCTTCTTCTTCCTCATCACTTTCCATTGAATCGTGAAATTCGGAAATTTGATCAAAAGCTTGTTTTAACTTTTGTGTAGTTTCATCATCAAGTGGCTGACCTGATTTAGTAGCTGTCATGACATCTTCAATCAATCCTTTGATTTCTCCAACTTTTTCTTTTTGTTCGCTCTTAGAAGCAGTGCCAACTGGTTCTGATAATTGTGAATCATCATCACCCATATTCATCTGATCCATTGTGTTTTGTTGATCAGTAGGAACTTGATTTTGTGGTTTCAAACCGCCTGCTTGGCCATTTGTGCCAAGATCAACGCCACCGGGAGCGTTGCCCATATCCATTCCACCATCACCACCACCCATGCTGACACCACCGCCATCAGCACCATCTTGTTCAAAAAGTTTCTTAGCTTGTAGAATTTGATACATCTCAAAAAATGATTTCATAGTTTCTCCTCGTTAATTTATGTAGAATTAATTAAATGATTTTAAAATCAGCATTCTTGTTTTCGCCAACAGAAGACCCAGAAATATCATCTTCTTGGAATCTTTGACAAATTAGTTGCAGTCTTAATGCATTGTAAAGTTTAAACTCTCCAAGCTTTCTTTCTATGATGACCCAATCTTCATTAAGAAAAGGAGTTTTTAATCTGCTTCCAATTTTGGGAGCGTAACCAAGATCTCTCAAAACTGCTTTGTAATTTAATTCAAATGTCATTTCATCTGGACTATCAATTCCAAAAGCTGTTTGCATGTTTTGAGATGGAATTGGTTCGTAAACACACCATAATTGAATGGGATTCTTACTGTATATTTTTGCTCTGCTCTCAACATAAAGTGGATCAATGTTGTTAATATCAATAAAAAGCTCATAATAAAATAATGGGCTTCCGCCAAGCCTGATGGATTCCTCATCCCACTTGTTAAACAGATCTCTTTCCGGCAAACCATCATCAAACTGTTGTAATGAGCCGGTTGGATTGTATGGTTTGCCATCAGGCCTGTATATTGTCATGCAATTCCTTATGCACAGCTATTAAGAGAAATTGTTGATGTAATCAAAATCTGTCCACCACTTGATGGTAGTTGGAAAGGTGCAGCAGTAAATCTTTCAAGCCACAAAAGGTTTGTCGATGTGTCTGTAACATAATAACCATAAACAGTAGCACTTGTGCTAAAAGTAAATGTTATTTCTGGATATGAAGCAGTAGCAACACCAGCACTTGTTGCAACAGTCCAAGTTGCAGAAGTTAATGTGACAGCAGCATAACCACTTGCTGAAACTTCAGTGCAATCTGCATATACAGAAGTTGCTGAAGGTGTAAGATTGTTTGAATAAAGATGCAAAACTGTATTTGGCGGTGCAATTATGTTCAACATGTAACTTAAAAGTTTAACTTCGCCAACATTCGGAACAACTAAAGCCATTTGATTCTCCTAATTAAGTGTTTGTGTTATATATTATAGTAGTCATGACTATTTACAAAAAAGATGGTTCTATTTATAAATTTTCAGCACCAAACAAAATTATGCTGCAACAAGACTTATGGAAAAACTATAAGACTTATAACATGAAATTACTGGCAAATTGTTCAATTATAGATAAAAATGAACAAAATTTAAACAATGTTTTAGATTTTACAACCAAAAAATCGGAAGAAATAAAATCAAAAATTATAGAAGAAACTAAAGTTGAAATAAAAGAAAAAGATGAAATAATAGAAAAAAATAATGTGAATATTGTCGAGCCTACAAAAACAATTGAACAAAAACCTGAAACAAAATCTAAATTTAAAAAAACTATTGCTCATTGCTTAATTGCAAAAGTCAAAGAAAAAATTGATGATTTATATGGAGACGCTAATAGAAAGATCGAATACTCAGATACTTTCACTGTTGAAATAATTGTTATTGAATCTTTTGACCTAACAATGAAATTGTTTACAACTTATACTAATTTTTCACTTGATACAATCATTTACCCACAAGATATGCAAAAAAGATGGTGGCAAATAAACAATATACAAGAAAATGAAAAAGGATTTTTCATTGATTGTATACCATCTAAATTACAACCATCATTTTCTATCTGATATTATCCTATTTAAAAGTCCTTTAATGTTATAATCAGGTATTTTAAGTGTTAGTGTGTTTATTTTTTTAGGTTTAGATAAAATGTCAGTAGCTTCTTGTCTTATTGCGTCTGAAACAATAAAACCATCAAAATTCATATTTTTAATTTTTGCTATTTTTGTCGCAACATTTGATAGATTTGCATTACTGACTGGATTATATGAATTTATTGCAGAAAACAATTCAGTAAGAGCAGTTGTTCTTTCTTTCAAAACTTTTACAAGTTTTTCAATTTTTGTATTGTAGTGCGAAGTATTTGGATTGGTTAATTTTTCAAGAGTTTCAATTTCTTGTGGTAAAATAACAACAATACCATTCCTTACAATATTCTCCCATATTTCATATGCTTTTTTGTAAAAGTTTCTTGTTTCTTCAATTTCACAATTTGGTTTTTCCTCTGGTTTTGCCAAACGAGTAATTTCGTCATTAACGGCAGTTTCAAGATCTATGCCGCTAGAAACAACACCTTTCATGAAAGAAGATGTACAAAGTTCCGCTGATGAGCGAGCATTCTCAGGAGGAAATTTAGGCATATAAGCATTTGCTAATCGTCTAAATAATTGCAACCAATTATCTGGAGTTTCATCTGCTTCTTCTGTTGCCCTCTGGTAAGAAGCCCTATTAGACACATCATGCCTTCTCCCTGCTTCTCTGGAAGAACTAGCTATATCTGTAGCATCATATGTATCGCCAGAATAAAACCGTTCAACTATATTGTTTATTAGTACGCAATTATAATTTATTCCACGACTCCTTTGTATGAATGTTCCTGACCCGAAATTTAATTGTGATATTCTTTGAAACAGATAGTCTAATCTTTTTCTTATTTTTTCAGAAGCATCTTTAGAAACAAATTCTTCATAGTTATCTGAAAGTATTTCAACACAATGATCATGTAATTTTTTATATGAAATTTCATTGAGGCATTTGGCCCATTTTTTCCATTCAAATTTTGCTTCATGACCATGAACTTGTTCTCTCCACGTTTTTGTTAATTTTTTACGCATATAATCTACAACAAGTTGTGAAAGCGCAAAACTTCCAGTTGTATCTATAATAGGATCTAATACACTATCTTCATTTCTTGTAAATCTGTAATTTTGAAATCTAAAAACTCTTCTTATGTCTTCAATTTTATTAACGAATTCGTCTTCTTTTGCCAAAATACTAGATCTATAAGGAGAATCTTGATTTGGAACCAATCCTCCTCCAATTATGCGTTTCTTTTTCATTTCTGGTTTTTGACGCAAATCTTCTTGACTCACTATTTTGAAAGGTTTTGTTTTTTGTTTTTGTTCTAAACGATTATGGAGATCTTCATATCTGTGAAAACTGCCAACAGCACCGGGCTTATCCTGTTCTTCTGGTATATCATGAATTGGATAAAGCGTTCGTCCTCTTTGTAAATCAGGAACTTCTATTGTTTTTTCAATATATTTTGATGGATCTTTTGGATCTTGTTCTTTGACTTTCACTTTTATCATTTTTACTTTTGGATGAAGTCTTTCATCTGTGTTAGTATCTGGATCATATCCCGGCATTCTATCATGCGGATCAATAAAAGTTTTGTTTTTTCTTGCTATTCTAAGTTCTGTCTTACTTAGAACTTCAGCTAAATACCTACAATGACTTCTATTTTTTAAATAGCTACTAAGTTCTTTTAAACCTTGATTCATTGTTGTTGGTTGTAAAATTCTAAGTATTCTAGTTTTTACAAATTCAATAATACCTTGAAATCTTTGATTTGATCTTGTTAATTCATCAATTGATTCATTTTCCAAAATTTTTGAAATATTGATTAACGTATCTCTGTTTTGGTTCCCAAAATCTTCCAAATCTTCTGATCTTCCTAATGCTATGAAAAATTTAAAATATACATGTCTCCAATGTTTTTCATACAACTCATTGATTTCACTTCCTTTAATATGTGTAAAATCTCTTTTGTCAGTTTCTGGTATTTTTGTAGTATTAAGTAAATCTGCTCCAAGATATTCTATCCATCTTTTCAATGATTTTCTTATAACATTTCTGCTTGGGAATTGAAATCCTCTACTACTATATTTTGATTTTTTGTTTTCATCTACATTAAGATGTTCTTTAACACCAGTCAAATCGTATCCTTTGGCATACATAGGACGAAATTCTAGAGATTTTACTAATTCTTCAATATAATTATTTCCTTTAAAATTTTTGATCACCGATATTTGGTCTGATTTTCCTTCTTCGTAAATCAATGATTTTAATTGCCACTTAAGATCCATGTTTTTAACATTTATGTATGTGTATTTTTCTTCTGCTAAATTCAAAGCTTGAAGTAAAGCTTTTTTCTTTTTTATCTTAATATCAAGATCATTCGATCTTAAACTATCTAAAATTTCATGATATTTTGCTTTTACAAATTCGTCATAGCCAGCTTCTTTTCTTTGTTTTTCTCTTTTCCTCAAAGCATGAAATAAAACAGGATTGTATCGTTGCCATAAAGCATCAACCCAATATTCAGCGGGAAATTGTTTAAGAAACGTAATATCTCCACTAGTTACTGAGAACATATGTGGACTTCTGGAAACTTTGCCAACAACATATTCTTGAAAAAGCTGCATCTGTTTTTACCTCTTTATAAATTATTTATAATTTTATTCATAAATTTGATAAATAACTTTATGGCTACCTGCAAAAACAACACTTTATATTTTGCTCGACCGACGAGCGACTCAACAACTTGTACTAACAAGACTAATTTTAATCTGGGCGTTTCAGACCCACTTGACATAGGACAATTAAGTCCAAGACCAAACAGAACCAAAGTAAAATCACAATTAAGAGATTATATTTTGTTAATGCTTGGCGCTCCTGTAGTTACTGTTGAACTTGATGATCAGCAATTAGATGCAGCTGTTGATCTTTCTTTACAAATATATGAAGAATATGCTCCTAGAGAATTTTTCAAATATCATGTGTTTCCAACAATTCCCGGAAAAAGTGTGTATACACTTCCTCCAGATATTGGTTATGTTCGACATGTTTTTTATAAAGAAATGGCAACATTCAGTTTTAGCTCATCTGATTTAGGAGGAGCAATTCCTATTGAGTATTTTTATCCGGGTGGCGCTTACGCTTCAATTACAGGTGGCCTAATTGACTCTGTGACCCCTATTTGGGGTAGAGTTGGAGAGTGGAGCCTTTATAAAGGTTACGAGCGCACATACGCAAGAAGCGCAAGCAATTTGGGTGGTTGGGAATGGGTTGGTGGTTACCAAAATAT